TCTCATCCTTGTCTTCCTGTACGGCTCTTATGGCTGCCAGGTGGACAGGATCGACTTCACTCAATGAGTGAAGTAGATCGGCATACTCCAGATGATAACTGGGTATGCCCAGTCCTCCCAATCCTGTTGGTAGGAACTTTTGAGATCCGCGCGGGAGGTAAGACCTCATGCGGACCATGAATCGTTTGGAGCAAGCTGCTCCAAACGATTTGAGCGAGTCGGGCAACCAATTGATTGCCTTTCTCAGTGCACGGCCCTTGCCAATGGCAGGGTTCGTGTCGTCCTCGGATCCGGCCTCCTTTCGACAGGGGGACAGATACCGGGCCTTGATGAAGTCAACCGATGGTTGCTCGTCATAGGGTCTTTTCCACAGCTGTGGGCTAGAAGCCCACGGCTGTGTTCCTACCATGAGGATTTTATCCTCGCAGTAGACATGTCCTAAAGAACTTAAGAAGTTCTTCGGCCACGAGACGGACATTCCGTTTCGGTGATGGGCAGTAGTAATACCTAAGAGGTATTCCTCTGGTCCTTGTGCGGCGTGGTCATCACCCGCACAGGCAAAATGGCGCCAATTCCTTGGTGCCGCTTTCCCGCCACGTGATAAGAAGTTAAGAAACTCCTTGTCACTGGATTCTTGCATGCCGTTACAGTAACGGATGTAGGACTCTTCCTCTGCACAAAGGTTGTGGAGAGTTAGAACAGCTTTCGACCCGGGGTCTCCCATAAGGATCCCCCTTGTCGTGGACCTGTCAATGAAGCCATTGACAGGTCCTTCGTAGACTCGTGGCGATGCCAGGAGGTCTGCGCATACAGTGCTATACTTTGTAGCCATCTGTATTCCTTCAAGAAATCCATGAAGCATGGATCTGCTGAAATCATGCCGGCAATAATCTGTTGCCGACTTGAGGTCAGATGACAAGAATTTTACTTGTACATCTGGCATGGGATGCGATGCGAGTCTCTTACAGAGCTCATATCCCTGTGCTGCCGCTCCTAGACCGGCAGCACAGGGGCCCCAGGTTCTCAAAGCACCTATTAGGTGGTGTGAGAACGGTTGAAGAAAGGTTGAGAACCAATATTCTTCAACGGTGATAACACGGGACTTTGCCCCGGGTTCACCCTGC